GAGGCCAGGAAAGAAGGATTTATCTAATGGGATGGAGAGACACGATTAGGAAGGATGATACCGCCACAACTCCTGTCTCTTCATGGAGAGATACCATTAGAAAGGAAGAGCCTATAGCAACACCTCCCTCTCAGCTTGAGTCAGCAGCTCGAAGTGTAGCTCAAGGAGCTACCCTTGGTTTCGAAGATGAGCTTGCTGGAGTGGGTGGCGCGATAGGATCAAGACTTGGAGGCATGGGAGTAGGTCAGGTTGAATCGACCCATCCTGATGTACAAGCCCGAGTTCAGGCTTTAGCGCCTCCAGAGAAGAGCCTAGGAGAGCTTTATACGCAGTCTCGTGAAGAAGAGCGGGGACTGAACAAAGCAGCAGAGGAAGCTAATCCTTGGACCTATGGCGGTGGGTCACTGGTCGGTGGGATTGCAAACCCTATCTCAAAGGTAGGTTCGACTTTAAAAGGTGCTGCGGGACTTGGAGCTGCATATGGTTTAGGGAGTGGTAAAGCGGATCTCACAAAAGGTGAGCTTGCCTCATCTGGAGTTGAAACGGGACTGGGTGCATTAGGAGGTGCTGCTGGTTACGGGGTCGGAAAAGCCATCCCTAAGCTTGCTTCAGGTGCGGGCTCAGTTAAAGATTATATCAAAAATAAGATGGGTTATAAGGTTGGTTCCTTCCTGACCGGTATTCCAGAAAAAGAGATTCAGACTTACGCAACAAAAACGGATGAGATCAATAAGATGATTTCTGATTCTGGAGGAAACGTTAGTGCTGCAGCTGATGCGGTCAGAGAGAAGCTTCAAACGGGATTAAGAAACACTAGAAGTAAGCTCAGTGGTCAAATCTCTCAGGTTTTAAACGATGCTCCTCCACAAAAGACAATTGATGTCTCTCCTGTTCTTAATAATCTTCAAGTTTCTAAGGCAAAACTAAATCCAAACCTTCAATCAGAAGCAGTTTCTGAGATTGATGACCTAATTAAAAAAATATCATCAGAAGCTGATGAAAATGGAAACGTGAATATAAAAAGTCTTCAAGACATTAAAAATTTCTTAATGGAGAATGCTAAATCTTCTTATCTTAAAGACGGTAAAATATTCTATACAGGGAAACAATCTGCAAGAGCTGCAAAAGATGCTGCTACCTCGACCCTTAAAATTTTAAATCCATTATCTCCTGAGATTGAGGGAGCCAATAGGCAGCTTCAAAAGCTTCACATCATAGAAGAGAACCTAAATAAGAATCTTATTGCTCCAGGAAAGCCAGATAGCGCTCTTATGGCGGTTGGATCGGGTGGGAATCAAAGAAACATTAATCTCATGAATCAGCTTGGAAAAATAACTGGTCAAAACCCAGTAGAAGAGGCTGAAAAACTTGCTGCTGTATCAAGGTTTGCAAATCCTTCATGGACACCTGCAGACACTACAGGAAAATCTGCATTTAGATTAGGCGCATCGGCTTTAATTGGAAATGCGATTGCAGGACCTGTGGGAGGAGCTCTAGCTGCTGGAACAACAAGTCCAGCCGTTGTAAAATCAGGGATAAATGTCGCAAATCAAATAGGAAAAATAATGTCGCAGGCTGGAGGTTCCCAAGTCTTCGGGAAGTTTGCTCCCATTATAGAAGCTGCAGCTAAAAGAGGACCAGAGGCTTTAGCTGTGACGGGTTCTATGTTAGGTTCCGATCCCGAATTTCAAAAGCTTTTAAAAGGGAATGCAGTGCAATGAATGAGCAATCAGTAGAATTTTTAACTGACGACGAGCGACAACTTACTTTTCCATGGATTGAAAGCGTAGAAGATAATATTAAGTCTCCAGAGGGGTAAATCTATGGAGGCTTTGTTTGAGGTCTTTGTTCTACTCATGCTATTTTGCTTAGGAAGCGTAATTGCTTGCTTCAGACTTTACAATAAAAAGTCTCCTCTTCAAGAGTCATTTAACAAAGCCTGCCGAGATACAAACATATATTGATTATTCCTTTGACAGAAAAGTTGATTCTATACAGAATTAACTCATGTCTAATTCTATACCCCCAAAGGGTAAATTAAAAAGAAAAGACCTAGGTATAGCTGCGTCTGTTGTTGTAGTTACTCAGCTTTTGTCTGGTATAAATTCTAATCAAAATACGGCTCAAAATATGGAGAAATTCAAGGACGAATTCCATAAATCAATGATTGAGCGAGAGCAGTATTTTGTGAGAAAAGCAGACATTGCTCCGGTGAACAAGAAGTTAGATGACGTAAACGAACAGCTCATTAGGCTCACTGAACAGGTAGCAAGTCTAAAGCACGCAGTCAGGGATAACTACGCGTTTAAGTTGTTGCCAGCAGATACGATGATTAAGAAGGCTAATTTTAGATTTTAGGAAAATGTGTCGGGGGATGCATGGGACTATCTATTGAAGAGAAGATCATAGTTGAGCATTTGCTTATTGAAGACGAGGGGATGAGACAGTTCCCATATGTCGATTGTTGCGCCAAAGAATGGAAGAAATGTGTTTGTAAGGTTAAGGGGAAACTTACAATCGGCATCGGGAGAAATCTTGATGACATTGGACTTTCAGAGAGTGAATCAATCCAGCTTCAAAGAAACGATGTCAATAAAATGACTTCTGAGGTTGAGAGGAGTTTTTACTGGTTTTCAAAGCTAAACACTCCTAGACGAGTAGTGATCATTAGCATGGCTTTTAACGTGGGTATAAGTGGATTAAAAGAGTTCAAAAAAATGATTGATTGTATCGAAAGCGGAGACTTTGGATCTGCTGCAAAAGAGATGATCGGGAGTCAGTGGTCTTCTCAAGTAAAGGGTCGTGCGATTAGACTTGCAAGCATTATGAAAACAGGTCAATTTTAAATAATCAACCAGTAATAAATAATAAGGAGAATAAACGATGGTAAATGCAGTTAATGTCGCTTTGTTTTTTGCAGTCGCGTTTGGCGTTTCAGAAGCTCTCGCGGAAATTCCAGCATTAAAATCAAACAGTGTATTTCAAGCAATTAAAAACATTCTGGGCATGCTAAGTGGAAAAATCAGCAAGTAAGCCTAGTGTTGCGGGCGCTATAATAGCGTTCTTAGTGGCCCTGCCTAAACTCATAGATTTATGTCTAAGAGTTGGCAGGGCTCTACAAGATGATGGAGAGTGGTTAACCCGGGTTGAGACCGTTATAGACGGCCTGGAGAAGGCGCATACAAAAGATGAAAAAATTAAATCCGCTCAAAGTATTGCCAGCGTTATTTCTTCTTTGTAGTTGCGCAAGCGTGCCTGATAAAACAAATTCAGGTCCAGATGTCACAGCCTGTGTGGTTGATCGATCTCAGATGGGGTATCAATGTGCTGGACCTGATCATGAAAGCTTTTTCGTCCCTTTTGACACTCTTCCCGTCCTCAACTGTGTCACTACAACTCAACTTGAGTCGTTTTTTAAATCCTGTAAAAGAAAAGAAAAGCCAGAATTAGAGTTTTGCACTCAAAATTGTGCTGATAATTCATTTTGTACTTATGAAAAAGACTGGAATCGTATCTTAGATAGATGTAAAGCCTGAAGTGACCTTGATTCTCAAAAAATGTCTCCAATCTTACAGAACAAAATAAAGATTGGAGACATTTTTATCGACTTTCACCTAAGAAAGTTAGAATCAATTAGTTCAATTAACAGAAAGGTCACATTAACACGTTATGGATTCACTTCAAGATGTAATCGGAAGATTTCGACAAAAGGGCCAAACAACAACTGAAATCATTGATGTTCCAGGCGAGAAAGAAACGGGTTTAAGATTGAAGCAGTTTTCAGATGAAGTGGCATGCTTGCCTAATGAATGGGTAAGAAGTGGAATATTTACAGCCAGTAACAAATTACACTATGAAATTAATCCCAGGACAAATCAAAAACAAAGACTTACTTATCACAGAGAACAAGTTCCGACATGGTCAGAGAACGTAAAGATTTGGTATACAGGAGAAGAGCTTAATCTCTTTGACCTTCATGTTTGGATGACTTGCGTGACTCTTTGTAAGTATGTCTTTTTAGGCAAGACTATTAAACTTAGTGCTTATGATTTTTGTGAGATTGCTAAAATAAAAAGAGGCGGAAATACAGTTAAGCTAATTAAAGCTTCTTTACAGAGAATTTTCCGCGCTTCTTTAGAATCAAAACTCTACAAGAACGGTGTTTTGCTTCGTGAGTATAACGATCATATGATCGAGTTCTTTTATATCGATGAAAAAACGGATCAATGGGAGATAGGCTTAAATAGAAAGTTTTTCCCAATGTTTCAGTATCAAACTACTTGGATCGATTGGGATAAGTGGACTGCATTTAGATCGGATATCACTAAAGCCCTTATGATGCAGATCTGCTCTCATGAAGCTTCTCATCATAAGCCTCAAAAGATCTCCCTTCTTAAACTTAAAGAGCTTATGAGAAATGATCAACCCATGTTCACTTTCAGAAAGCTTATAAAGACTCATTTACCTAAATTAATTGAAGCCGAAGTTTTAAAAAACTATATATTAAAAGACGACCTAATTACTTTTATTAGGAGCTAAAAAAGCGTGGACTACGATCATGATTTAGTGGACTACGATCATGGTCGAGCGTGGACTACGATCATGATTGCGTGGACTACGATCATGATTGCGTGGACTACGATCATGCAGGTGGAAAACTTCTTTAATAATTTCAAATACTTAAGTCCACTTTTTTTGCCTAAAACCATATAAAACCCTTACTAAAACCCTGAAAACTTTAAAATTTAAGGAGAGTGGAAGAGTCAGTCTTCGATAATTTTATTGGATTAGAAAATGTACTATCTGCGGCCAAAAGCGTGAACTACGTTGACCGGTGGGGTGGACATCATCAAAAATGAGATCTAGCCTCGTCCTTAGCTTTGTACTCATTCACAAACTCTTTGAGCATTTTAGTAATCACATGGGTCATCGAGACTCTGTGGAGCTTAGCTACGTATTTGAATTCTCTGACGACCTTCTCGTCGATTTTTAAGTTTAACGGAATGACTGGATTTTTCACGTCTACGTGTATTTCTAAATCGTATTTCATGGAAACGTACTTATAGCGCAGCACGACTTTCTAGACAAATCTTTCGAATAAGGAAAGAGATAAATGTAGATGGAAATCTTGATTTAGTTATAGACGCGGTGTATCATCCGCTTGCAATGAAACAAAGTGAGTGCGAAAAATGCGACGACCGTGGGGACTTCCACGGCAAAAATTGCATAGTGAGGAGGCTCATTTTTGAAGATAAGCAGCAAGAAAGGGGAGCATCTCCCAAGGAGGCGATGGAAATTGCTGTTTTAGCTCTTCAAAAGTTTCTAAACCGGGATATGACACAGAGCATGAGTCAAATTATCCCTTTCGTGAGACCGAAAGGAAAACGTATGAGTACTTTAAATGCAGGCCAAGAAGTTCAACCACAACCCACTAAGACATTATCTCCTCAACCCCAGGCTACCTATTTCCCATCGGCAGAGGATTGGAAAATGATGCTCAACTGGGGTGCAGCAGCTCTTAAGTCAGGGATGCTCCCTAACGCGATTAAAAGCCCTGAGGCCGCTGCCATTATCGCTTTGAAGGGTAGGGAACTAGGCCTGTCGTTTATGGTCTCAGTGGCCCATATACACGTTATAAACGGTAAGCCTACGATGAGTGCCGAGATGATGCAGTCTTTAGCTCGTAGGAACCTCCCAGGGCTTGTGATCAACATCCTGAAGTCTGACTCAAAGGAATGTGAGATTGAGTTCATTCGTCCAGAGAGAGGATCAAAACCTTTTATCTCCACGTTTACAATCGATGACGCAAAGAACGCGGATCTTTTAGGAAAGTCTGTATGGAAGCAGTACCCCGCAGCTATGCTCTTTAGCCGGGCCGTAAGCGCAGGCCTCCGTAAGGTATGTCCTGAAGCTTTGATGGGTGTTTCCTATACTCCAGAGGAGATGGGAGCTCCAGTCGACCAGGAGGGTAATGTCATTGAAACTACAGGTAGGGTTGTAAGCTCTGAATCTGCCGCTCACGCTCAAAGCGTCGAAAACCCAAGTGGCGGGGGGGATAACTCCAATCATTTGACCACAGAGGACTTCCAGAGGCTTTATGCGAAGGCTAAGGAAATTGGGATGGGCTCCAAGGATGAGTTCAAGAAGTTCATTTGCGAGAAAATGGAATTTCCATTGGATACGTTTTTAATCACGGATCTTACCCGCAGTAACTTTGAGGTTCTCCTTGAGATCTTAAAATCTGAGAAAACAAAGGCTGAGGTTTCTAAAGAGCCTCTTGAGAGAGATCCTTTGGATCATGATGTGCCATGGGCGAAATATAGGAAGAAGTGATGACTAAAGAAGAAAAATTAGAAGATTTTAAGAAGACAAGGTTTCTCATTTTAGACGAGATAGAAAAATTCATTTCAAATGTAAAAAAAAAGAAAGATGTTCTTGAAAATGGAGAGATTATTTATCACGGCTTTATTATTTTAGGCACCTTGATTGGATCAACAGGAAGATTTGATCTGATTGATGAGGGAAATAGGATAATTAGAAATGAAAGTAAGAAGTATTGTGATTTTTATGATCAAGTGAGTGATTTACACTGAGATGTTATGAAAAATAAAGTTCAAGAGGCATTGGAAATACGACTTAGAATCGTTGAGATTATAAGAGAAACAGCAGAAAAAGCTCAAAATGAAGGTATACCTAGCAGTTATTTTTCATGCGCTGTTTTTACTATAATGGGAGAATTTATACTTGAAACAGCAGGGCAAAAAGCTTTTAATGATCTGATAAAACATATTGAGAAGAGTGAAAATTGACTCATCTCCTCCAATCCGTTTCATCCCAGACTCCTTTTCCCATGTTGCAGTCTAAGCAAAGGATCTGCAGATTCGTTTCATCAAGAGCTCTATACGGGTATTTGTGTCTTGGCTTTATATGATCCACATGGATTTGTATGTCGTCTCCTTCGGCACCGCATGCTTCACACTTTCTGCCGCGTGTTTTAATGACTTTGTACCTTAGGCGTCTCCATCTTTTTGAGCGGTAGAAGTTCTTAGGCTTTTGATTTTTTTTTGAATGAAAGATGAAGTACAACGAACCAACTGAGATTGCTGCAAGTAGGCATTGGAAGCGATTCATGGCAGAAGAAAGATACATGAAGATGGATATAGATTCTCTATATTGTTGGGAGTGGAGAGAGTGAAAGTATGAAGCTTGCTGAAAAAATTTCTATAGAGTTGTGTGAGACAATTCAAAATCCTAAAGTGTTGGTTTTGAAAGCATTTGAAGAGGGATTGAAGCGGGCTTCTAATAGAATCATTCAATACAGCATTGAGCTTGAAGGAAATGGACTAGTCCCAGGTCCTGCGTTTTTAGAGAAACTAGCAAAAGAAATTAGGAATATAGGTGAAGAGGAAGTGGAAAGGTGAATTATGCGTTTGTCGCAGGTTTTCTTGTTGGGGTATGCATCGCTTACTTTTGGGCAAAAAAAAATGGATACTTGTAGATGAGTGAAAAAAAGACTTTCGCCGATGAGTGTTTGGCAATTGCAAATGCAGCGACCCCAGGGCCTTGGTATTGGAGACCTACGTCAGATACTAGGTTTGTCAGTGATAAATATTTCCAAAATATAAGACTTACGTCAAAAACTGAGGATAGAGTTTTTATGGCCGATTCTGGTTTGAACTCAGATGCTGAGTTTATATCCGAATCTCGAACGATGGTTCCCGAGCTTGCAAAAAGACTTAAGAAGGCATGCGCTTGGCTTAGAACAAATTGCGGAAAATATGGGGATGAATATCTAAATCAAATCGCCGACGAACTCGAGAAGCCTTTGGAGGATGGGAAGGAATGACCGCTAAACATAAATGTAAAATATTTTACTGCTTTTGCGGAAAATGTCCCCCAATTATTAGCAAAAAAGAAGAAGGTTTTTTGTATAAAGAAGGAATAACTCCAGGACGCGAGCTTGATGCGCTTGTTGCTGAATATATTTTTGGGATCGAAATACCTGAAGAAGCGGATATTCAGTATCTAGACACATGTATGGACTTGCCGCACTACTCCACCTCGATTGAGGCTGCATGGGAAGTGGTGGAGAAATTAGAAAAACAAGGATTCTTCTTTGTTATCGGTAAAGGACATATGGGCTCTTTTGTGGCAAGTAAAGATAAAGTGTGGGCAAGTTTTGGACGATGGGGAGAAGAAATAAAACACTATGAAGCAGACACAGCTCCCCACGCAATCTCACTTGCAGCTTTGAAAGCTGTAGGGGTTAAGGTAAAGTGAGTTTGTGCGGCGGCGTGGAAAGCTGTGTGCGTTGCAGTCGGTGACCATTAAGTTGCGGAGTGTTCGAATCCTCACAACACGCACTGGAGACACGCAAAAGCCCTTGGGCCTAGGATGATGTTCTAGGAGTTGGGTATACATCGAGTGGGAGTCGCGTCCCACCCGCACTTATATTACAGGATCTTTAAGCACCCACTTCTTCTTTAAGAATGCGGAAGCTGCTCTATGGACGATCTTCCCATTAGCATCATCGTTACAAAGAGTTAAAAAAGTGTAGATGAGCATACCCCAATATTCCTCTGGGCACTCAATGTCATCGTGTTCGTAGAGCGCTATGTCCACAAACTTATGCAATATCTCTTTGGCTTGCAATTTTGCTAATCTCTCATCCATCGACTGGACTCTTTTGAGCTTAATGATACTCATGGCCTCATTTATTACATATAATATAGATATAGTCAAGTACTGTAGCTGTTTGTTTATAGTTGACCGTTAACAAATAGTATGTAAAAATAATATATATGATGATGATGGCAAGAGGCATGATTGTAGTGGACGAGAATTTACTTCAACTTGTGACTCCTCTTAGGAGCTTAAATATTCACGTTGTTACTCCGGAGTCGGGTTGGAATGATAAGAAGATTGCAGAAACTCTGTTAGTGAACCGCATCTTTGTCACCTGTAATAGTAAAGACTTCGTCCATTACGCCGCAGGTCTTTCTATTGGAATTATTGGTCTTGAAGGACTTGATTTCACAGATGCAGAACAAGATGGATCTAAGAACATAACAGTTCAAATCATTTCGAAAGCGATTATTAAGCATAAAATCTGGTCTAAGAAAAACGGCTTCTTTCTAGAACTTAAAGAGAATGGAAAACATAAATTTCAGGAGTTTTGATCTATCCACAAATGTTGGGAGTTTCGAAACTCCCTAGGGAGTTAGTTAATCTCTCCTTGCCGCACGTTACCTCTCATAGTACGCTACCATTTTAGTTTAACTTTGGAGGGATTATGAGAACACAAAAGGAAATTGATCAAGAATACACGAACCTTGCTGCTAACTACGGCGATAAGATGTTTAAGATAGAGGTTCTTTCAGCTGACGCTAAAAAGATCTTCTCAAGGCTTTGCGAACTCAATAAAGAGGCCGCTAGCGCACTTAATGCACCTGCAAGCATGGAAATGGATATGGCACCCGTTGCTGATATCCCTGTGCTGGACGGTGGTCCTCCAGCGGATGAGCACGAGATCCAGTAATTGGAGGTTTGATGGTCAAACCAAATAAACCTACCTGTCTTGGTGGTAGGCCTACAAAATATCGTGAGGAATTTCATTGCACGGATTTTATTGAACAAAGTAAGCAGGGAAAAACAATAACTCAAATAGCATCTTCATGGGACATTAACCTGGATTCTTTATATGAATGGAAAAAGGTTCACCCAAAGTTTTCCGAGGCCATAAAAATAGGAAGACAACATGCAGAAGCTTGGTACATGAATTTAGGGCAAGCAGCAATTACAGGACAGACTAAAGTTAATAATGAACCTGTGCCGTTTAATTTAGGGGTTTTTTGCTGGATGACAAAGAACATGTTCAAGTGGAGCGACCGCGTTGATACTAGCCCACAAAATGCTAAAGGCAATGAAGAGAATCCTTGCAAACAGATGACGGATGATGAATTAGAGAATGCGTAAACATCAACAAAAGGGGAAATCAAAATGGGTACAATTACACAACTTCAAATTCACGATATTTTCGATAACGCAGTTAACAAACTAAGAAGCCTCAATCCTGTAGCCAATGACATGTCTACTGTGAAAACTAAACTTGATGAAGTAGAGGCTTTGGCAGTAGATTTATTGGTTGGAAATTTTCCAGACGATGAGAACGCAGCTAATCAAGGTCAGGCTTTAGATGAGAAGATTGCTGCTCAAAAAAATGAGATTAAAAAAGCTGAAGATCTAAAGAGCTCTCAGTACTCTCAAAACCAGTCAGGTCTACTCTCTGACCAAGACAAAAACAAAGAGCAGCAAAAACAAGTTGATCAAATGAATCAAGATCAAGACATGGTTCAAGACGAATCACAAGACCAACCAGTGGTTAATGAAAAGCATAGTAAAAAAAAGCATTAAGAGGCTTCATGAATTTCTTTCGAGGTACTGCGCACCAAGCCAAGAGGAAATAGTCTCTAAGCTGGTAGCCGGTACCTCGGCTCTTGAGCTAACGAAAGAGGAAACAAGAGAGCTTGCTCCACTGACAGGCATCTATGGACCTTTTGTCTTATCAGGTACTTTACTTCCCGTATTTGAGTACGTCGTTTTTGAAGAGAAGATCATGGAGTTTGTGAAGGTGAGGGTAGAGGTCTCTTATCCATCTAGAATTCATTTTAAGAGCGTGATTCACTCTACATCCGAACCTAAACGTCATGGTGAAGAGATTGAGATGACTGAAAGCTATAAAGAGCCTTTCACTAAACTCTCAAATCATCTTTATAACTATTTTCCACTTTATGTATCAGCAGAGAAAAGAGGACGCGTATGAGTCTGATTTCTATTCTTGTTGCTTTGATATTAGTAGGATTTGTTCTTTATTTGATTCAAACTCTTCTGCCACTTGATCCTAGAATCAAGCAGATCATCTCAGCCGTTGTGATCATCTTCTTGGTTCTCTACATCCTTCAAGGCTTTGGCTTTTTAGGTGGATCACACGTAAGGATTGACTGATGCTAAAGAAGTTCAAAACAAAGGCCTTGGTTCCTGATCTCAAACTCTATATCGGTAGAGCAGTCAACATCCCAGGAGAGCCAAATCCCATTATCATTGAGACGATTCAAGGGAACCTTGGGTTATCGCTTGGTCACGGTGAGCGCGCAAAGCCTACGTTTTATGAGATTAATGGGAAGTATCTTATTGGGATGCTTCGTTTCCACGCTCAGATGCTGGGTGATCACAGTATTACAGAGGAGCAATTCAGAGATTTTGAGAACATGGATGTGGAAGCTCATAAGAATGATCCTAAAGTAGAAAAAGAGGTAAGATCAAATGAAAGCCACTAAAGCAGCCGTGTCCCGTGATCTCTTATTCACAGGTATCGCAAGATCCGTTCAGGCGTTTGATAATCAAGGGTTTAAGAATTTTAAGATCGTCACTCTTTATATTAGAGACGGAATAGTGGAGAAGATCGAATACTCTGATCCTTATGCTAATTATGAGGCTATTGCTAGGCTTGAGCTCTCAAATGAGAATGCGGTTCATAACCTAAACGCTAACTGGAAAGCTGGAGCAACGCTCGTTAAGTGAGGCGTTTATGTGGGAAATTCCAATCTCTGTTTTCATTGTATGCCTAACGTCTCTTATAAAATTTTATCATGATAAGTACTCAGATAATCATAAGGATCATCTTATCGCAGAGGAAATGGCTCTTTCCATGCGAGATCTTTGTAAAAAAAACGAATCTTTAGAAGCCGAAATGGCAGATATGAAAAAAAAAGTGGACGCTTTGTCACTTAAAGCAGGATTTAAGCTGTGAACTATGACGATCCCAAAGTTCTATACCCGAGAGAATGTAATTAGGGAGAGATGGGAACGGGGGAAGCTTGGTTATAAATTTCACGACGGCCAAAAGAAGATTGAAAAAGCGTTTTCAGAGAAAAAGACACAGCTTTTTGTAGCAGAACTCTCCAGGCAATTTGGAAAGACATTTTGGCTCATTACTAAGGCGCTTGAGAAAGCTTTCAAGAAGAAAAACGCTAAGATTAAAATAGGAACAGCCTTTCAAACTGATCTTTTAGAATTCATTTTACCAGCCTTTGAAGTGGTTTTAGAGGATTGCCCTGATGATCTAAGGCCCATATGGAAGAGTCAGCAAAGTAAGTTCATCGTTCCCTCAACTCGTTCTGAAATTAAGCTTGTGGGATTAGATCGTAAACCTAATGGGCTCCGAGGTAACGTGATTGATATGATTGGTCTTGATGAGGCAGGCTTCATGAGTAGGCTTGATTACCTCTATAAGTCAGTCATCATTCCAGCCACCACTCATAGACCTGATTGCGATATCATCGTGATCTCTACTCCTCCTGATACGCCTGCTCACGAGTTTCTAGACTACGTTCAAAAGGCAGAGCTTGAGGAGGCTTATCTAAAACTAACCATCTATGAAAATCCTATGGTTGATCAGGCCACTATAAATAGGTTAATCGAGGAATCAGGCGGGGAGCATTCAACCACGTGGCGTAGAGAGTACCTATGTGAGCACATCACGGATGCAAATCTTGCGATTATTTCAGATTGGAGAGACGAGTTTGTTGAAGCGATACAAAAAGATAAGTACTACGGGTTTTATAATAAGTACGTGGCTATGGATCTGGGCGTGTCAGACCACACTGCTGCTTTGTTTTTTCATTACGACTATATAAAGGCCAAGCTCATTGTAGAGGACGAGTTTATTATCTCAGGCCCTGCCATGAATACCAATATCCTTCAGGCTCATTTAAAACATAAAGAGCTTTCTAATTGGTGTGAGGGTTATGATTTCAAGCTCAATGATGAAGAGGATATTTCAGACGAAGAGATTGAATATATTAATGAATATTACTCTCATAATAAACCTAAAGTCTGGCTAAGAGTTTCAGATACAAATAACCCTCTTTTACTTCAAGATTTATCACTTCTACACGGACTTCATTTTGTACCCACTGATAAGGGTAGGCTTGATGAGATGGTGAACACCGTTAAGATTAGAGTAAGAGACGGTGGCATTATTGTTCATCCAAGATGTAAGCAAACCATTGGATCTCTTAAATATGGTGTGTGGGATAAGAATAGAAGAAACTTTGCTCATTCAAAAGTTTATGGTCACTTTGACGCTTTAGCAGCTCTTATTTACGGGGTTAGAAACTTAAACGTCATTGATAACCCGATCCCTCATGATTTTGGCGCAGATAGAGATAATCAAATCGTATTTCCGTTTGGAAATGGGAGCGCTAATGTTAAAGCTTTAAAAAATGCTTTTGGGCTGAGGGGCACATGAAAGTTACAACATCAAATAATCAAGAATACTTTGCTGCTATTCCCACGGAAGAACCCGATCGTCTAGCAAACGAGATGTGTGAGAAGATTAGAACGTGGAGAAAACATTGTAACGAACGTGGCCTTGTCTCTTTATGGGAGAAAAAGCTAAGAAATTACTACGGTCAAAGCATTTCAGGAAACTCCTCTCATGCTCTCACTAGTGGAGGAGAGCAAGGCGAACTAACCATGGTGAAGGTGAATGATCTTCATTCACTCATTCAAGAGCAGTTGGTCGTCGTTACGTCGCAAAGACCAGCAGGTGTTGCAAAAGCCATCAATTCAGACACAAAAAGCTTAAAAGCAGCCCGTATTGGAACCGCAATCGCTGAATACTACATGGCTCAAGGTGGTTTTGAGGCTAAGTTTGTCAGTGCTACCGAGGCTGCACTTTTATGTGATGAATCTTTCCTTGAGATTTTCTGGGATAAAGGAGCAGGCGATCCAATCGCCATGGATCATGAATCAGGAAAGCCTGTCATGTCAGGGGATGCGATCTTACGTGTTCACTGCACTTGGAACGTAGCGCGTGATATCGGGGCAACCGTTGAATCAAACAAATGGTACATCTTGTCTTATAAGATGAATAAGTTTGATGCAGCTGCAAGCTATCCAAGATTCTATGAGCACATCTTATCTCTTGGAGTAGAGGATGATTTAAACCCCCTTTCGCTTAATACGATCCCTGAAGGATCAGATGAAATCTTTGTTCACGCACTGATTCACGATAGAACTCCAAGCGTTCCACAAGGACGCTACGCTTTGATGATAGGCGATAAGATCGTCATTGATTCAGCCCTACCTTATAAGGATTTCCCCATTGAACGGATGGCTCCAAGTGACGTTATTGATGGCAACATGGGTTATAGTTCTGCAAACGATATCCAAGCTTTGGAAGAGGTAACCGACGCTCTTCATTCAGTCGTAACAACCAATGAGATTACCTTTGGCGGTCAATGTATCGTGGGACCAGAAGGTGGAAACATTGAGTCTCGTGATCTTGCAAAGGGCGTTAAGTATTTTGAACTCCCACCTGATCTTGTAGATAAGCTTAGACCTCTTCAACTTCTTCACACGCCTCCTGAAGTGTTTAACTACATTGGGATGCTAGGTGAGAAAAAGGCAAAAGCCGTAGGCTCTGTAAGCGGCATTCTTTCGCAACAAGCCCAGCAAGGAGCATCAGGTAGCTCCATGGCGCTCATCCAAACGCAGGCCATCTCTTATAATTCAGGCACCCAGCGTTGTTTTTTTAAGATGCTAGGTGGAGTCATGACAAAGCTCATCGGAGTGCTTCGTGTCTATGCAGACACGCCTCGTGTTGCTTCAATCGTGGGTAAGTCAAAAGCCGTGGGCTTAAAAGAGTTCAAATATACAGGCCATGATCTTGGATCGATCTCATCCATTGTGTATGAAATCGTAAACCCCATGTTTCAAACTTACGGTGGTCGTTTAACTGCAGCTCAGGATTTACTAAAAGCAGGCCAGGTTAAAAGCCCAAAACAATACATTAATTTAGTAGCTACAGGACAGCCTGATGTCTTTGATCAAGATGACGAAGCAGATCAGCTTCTGATTCTAGAGGAAAACGAGAAGCTATCAGATGGGACAGAGGGCGTTAAAGCCATCATTACTGAGATGCATTCAGACCACATTAAATCTCATATGAGTGTTTTATCCTCGCTCGAAGCTAAAGCTAATCCTGATGTAGTAGCTGGCACTCTAGCTCACATCCAAGAGCACATTGATCTTTGGACGCAAGCTTCTCAGACCAATCCAGGACTTCTTATGGCAACAGGCCAGCAGCCTCTACCTATTCCTGCGCCTCCACCGATGGGACCACCAGGTATGGGACCTCCTGGCGCATCGCCTCAAGGTCCACCTCCAGTGGGAGCGCCTGGACTCGAAGGCCTTGGGCCTCCTGCTGTCGTTGAAAAAGCAGCAGGCATTAATGCACCCAATTTACCAAACCTTCCAGGATCTCATGAAAAACCTGTAGTTCCTGGCGTCACTGACGTTCACTAAAAAGAAGGATTAAAGATGACTGATCAGCCTAATGTCGCAACCACATCACCTGCTCCTGCCTCTTCTTCTGATGCGCCACAAACAACTGCTGAAGGCACAGGAGCTCAGGCTGATCAGTCTGCTCCTAAAGAGGTAAAAACTACTGAAGCGCCTGCTTCTTCAAAGCCCGCAAAGCCAGAGGAAGAATACTTTGACGTAAAGGTGAACGGGCGGAACGTTAAGATGACAAGGCAAGAGGTGATTGACCACGCCTCGATGTCACATGCTGCAAACGAACGTTTCAATGAAGCTAAAAAAACACGGCAAGAAGTCGATAAGATCATAGCTAGGGCAAAAACTAATCCTATCGAAGCTCTCCTTGATCCATCGCTTGGATTAACGCGTGATCAAGTGCGTGATGCGGTTGAGAAATGGTACTCAAAAGAATTCATCGAGCCTGAAACTCTCACTGCTGAACAAAGAAAAATGAAAGAGTACGAAGAGAAGATTCAGCAGTACGAGCAGCAAGAGAGACAAAAGAAGGAAGAACTTGAACGTGAAGCTGAAGAAAAAATGACCTCTCATCAAAGAGAGTTCTTACAAAATCAGATCATAGAAGCATTAGAAAAATCAAATCTCCCAAAAACAAAAGACACTGTGAAACGAATGGCCTTTTATATGAGGCAGAATCTGATGAACGGCTGGGACGCTCCGATGGAAATGATTATAAGCCAGGTTAAAAAAGAACGCCTTGAGTCTATCCGGGACGAAGTGTCAAATTCTAACGCTGAGCAGATCATTGATATGTTTGGTGAGGATCTCATTAATAAGATCAGACAGCATGATCTAAAGCAGTTACGAGATCGTAGAAATTTGCCTACGTTTGATAGCGGAAAAGGTCCAAGAGGTGGGGGAACAGGTCCTATGGATAGTGAAAGACTCACTTCGCGTGAGGTTAATCAAAGACTAAAAGATATCAGAATGGGCAAGATTTGACTTTGACATCGAGACTAAGTGGATATAAATTTCTTCATATAAAGCTTTGGGGTAGTTTTAAACACCTCGAGTGCATGGGCCATCATGACTAACCGTTAAACTCGGCGTCAATGATCAAGCAGCCTCACGGTCATTTAAAATCCTGGGCAAAATTGAACTGAAAAACCAATTTTAACCAAAGGAATAATAACAATGGCTGTAGCTAATGATCCTACCACGATGGCTGGTGATTTTAAAAATTTATACAAAGACAGTGGATTACTAAACGCGATTCCTTCTTGGATGATTCTTCAAGATCGTTTTCCATTTGAAGAAGCTGAAGCAGGTCTTGGTCAATACTACATTTTCGGTGTGGTGCTTCAACGTGAACAAGGTTTCACTTATGCTCCATCATCTGGAACAGGTTCGGGCGTTCAAACTTTGAATGCTGCCGTGGCGGGTGTAATTTCCCAGGCCCAAGTGGAAGGATATAGCATCTATCTGAGATCAAGACTCTCCTATGATGCTGCTGCTAAGGCATCACGCGCTGGTAAGAAAGCGTTCGCTCAAGCTTATGGCGCAGTTCTTAAGAACATGAAAGAGTCTCACCAATTCCGCTTAGAGTTATCTCTCATGTACGGGCGTGATGGACTCGGTGTCGTTGCATCAAACACAACAGGCGCTCTTGTCATCTCTGATTCATCATGGGCAAGCGGTATCTGGGCAAGCGGCATGAAAGGCGCAGTGCTTGAGGCTTGGACCGGTACAGGTGCATCAGTCACTCAACATGACGGAGACCTAACCGTTTCTACCGTGGATGTATCTAATAAAACTGTGACTGTCACAGGAACAAGCACATCAGTCGTAGCAAACGACGTCCTTTATTTTAAAGGCGCACGTACCGCTACAACTTACCGTGAATGTCCTGGTCTGTTTCGTATCATGTCAAACACAGGAAGCTTGTTTAACATTGATGCTGCTCAATACGAACTTTGGAAGGGTCAATCCTACGCAGTCAATGGCAACCTAACCTTAACGGCCATCATGAATGCGTCAGCACTTGGAATGGTTTACGGCCTTGAGAAAGCCATTCTCATCTGTGCACCTACAAAGTTTGCGCAGCTTGCATCAGACGAAGCAGCTTTGAGACGTTACGTCTCTGACAGCACAAAAACAAAACGAGGAGTGAAAGGAATTTCCTTTTTAATGGGAAATGTTGAAACAGAAATTCTGCCTCATCCATTATGCAAAGAGTCTCACGCAATGATGCTCAGTGAAGACTCGATTCACCGAGTAGGAGCTACAGACATTACGTTTGGAATGCCAGGCTCGGGTGAAAAAATGGAAGTACACGTGACAGACTCTAGTGCAATTGAGTTTAGATCGATGAGTGATCAGGCTATTTTCTCTGATCAACCATCTACAATGGTTCTTCTCACTGCCATCTCCTAGGTGTCGTTCGTTGGTTGATTTGGGGTTGTGAAGCATGACGTTTCACGACCCCTTTTTTTGAACAAAAAGAGGTTTAACTCATGAGCACTCTAAACGTAAAAATTACATCAAAAAGACCAGATAACTACTTGGTAAATCTTTTCCAAGCAGCTAAAGATAAACATACTTTGATTAATGCTTTGACAACTTATTTGACAGGCATTTCAAGTGGGAGTGAGTCCGCTGAAAGCTCTTCATCTCCACTATCGGTTAGCTTAACCGTCCAAGGAAGCTCCCAAAAGGCTAGCGGGACGTTTACTCTAAACACGGTGATTGCAACGGACGCAGTGACCATTAATGGTGTCACCTTCACGGCTGTTGCAAGTGGAGCTACGGGGAATCAATTTAACGTAGGCATAAGTGATACGGCAACTGCAGCAAACTTGGCAGCTTCTATTAATGCCTCAAATTCTTCTTTAGTTTCAGATTATGTAAGTGCCTCTTCATCGGGTGCGGTAGTAACGGTCACCTCTGATTTTTTTGGTCCTGCTGGAAACATGACTGAGATTGCGTCTCTTGATTCCACCATTGTGGCTTCAGGCGCAAGATTAAGCGGCGGATCAGATGATGCATCTAAAAAGACATTAACGTTTTGAGAGAGAGCGGTGAGATTTGGCTACTTCAATTTTGTTTAACGGTGTTAGTTACACAATCCCTGCGACAGCAGATGAGTCATGGGGAGCTAATCTCACTGCATTTTTAATCGCGATTCCTCAAGGAGCTCTTCAAAAAACGGGCGGGAATTTCACTTTAACTTCCGACCTAAATTTAGGAGCAAATTTCGGGTTATTCTCTAAGCATTTCTCAAGTCGAACTGTAAGCCCTTCAACGGCTGGAATCATTAGGCTTTCCGTATCAGATAGCATTGGATGGAGAAATACTGCGAATAGCGGAAACCTTCTTTTAAGTGTGAATGGATCAGATCAACTCACATTTAATGGTGTAGCAATCTATGGTGCGGGCATCACCGCATTAACGGGCGATGTTACGGCTTCAGGACCTGGATCTGCAGCAGTGACTGTAAATTCAGTAGGTGGAAGTAGCGCTTCACTTATTCATTCAGCAGAGCTTCTTTCAAATGCTTCTACAGATTTAAACACTGCTTCAACGATTGTTAAAAGAGACGTCTCTGGAAATTTCAGTGCGGGCACTATTACAGCAACTTTAAACGGAAATGCATCCACTGCAACTACAGCATCCACTGCTACCAGTGCGACAACAGCCGGGACTGCAACAACCATTACAACTACACTCCCCATAGCAAGTGGTGGAACAGGACAGACCACTGCAAATGCCGCTTTTAATGCGCTCTCTCCTATGACTACAGGCGGGGATCTTATTTATGGCGGCACATCAGGAGCCGCGACTAGACTTCCTAATGGGACTTCGGGTCAGGTCTTGTTTTCAAACGGCGGGACTGCAGCTCCATCCTGGGGTTCATCAGTGAGTGCTTTATCTCCGCTGACAACAAAGGGTGATCTTTTTGGCTACAGCACTACCAACGCAAGAATTCCACGTGGATCAAATGGCCAAGTTTTGATGGTGGATAATAATGCAGATCTTGGACTTAGATACCACGACCAATCTGATAGAAATCTTATCTTAAATGATGATGCGGAAGCTGATCTTACCGGTTGGTCTACTTACGGTGGTGGTGCTTCTAATACGCCACTTGCAAGCGGTGCAACAGGCGGTTCTCCAACTTGTACTTGGACAAGAGCGACTATTGTAAGTAATGGAGTTAGCATTAAAGGATCTGCCTCTTTTTTATTTACAAGAGACGCAAATAATAGACAGGGAGAGGGAGTTGCTTATCAATTCTCAACCAGACAATGCGATAATGCTAGAGAACTAGATATCGCTTTTGATTATAATATTTTTTCAGGGACTTTTTTCCCAGCAGACGGAGTTACAGCTCCACTTGTGGATGGATCTACATCACAAAATGCTGGAATGAGTGATTTAGAAGTTTTTGTTTATGATGTTACTAATAATGCTTTAATACCTGTTACACCAAACGTTTTAACGGCTACTCCAAACACCACTACGACCGCTAGTTTCAAAGGAAAGTTTAAGACGGTTAATAGTTCGAACAGTTATAGACTGTGTCTTCACGTAGCAAGAACTACGGCTGTAGCTTTTGCAGCGATGTTTGATAATTTCTATGTAGGAAGATTACGTCCTAATTTGACTACTCCTACTGTTCAAAAATTTACCTCTGGATCCGGCACTTATACGACTCCTACAGGCGCTCTTTATCTACGAGTGCGAATGGTGGGTGGCGGAGGGGGTGGACAAGGATCAAGCGGTAATGGAGCTTCAAATGGTGGAAATGCCGGCAACGCGACTGATAGTACTTTTGGAACCTCTCTTCTTGTAGCAGGAGGCGGTTCAGGCGGTGGAAACGGTTCTACAGGTGGAACTTATTCACTGGGTACAGGTCCTGTTGGATTAGGTTTTAGAGGTGCTTACGGGGGCTTTGGACAGCCTCAGGGAAGCATTTCTGGAAGCCCAATAGGTGTTGCCTTATCAGGTGGAATGGGTGGGAATTCTGTTTTTGGTGGCGCAGGAAGTAGCCCAAATGGTGGCAATAATGGAACTGCAGCTTTTGCAAACACAGGTTCAGGTGGGGGAGGAGCTGCAAACGATTTAGTTGCAAACGCTCTTTCTGGAGCCGGTGGTGGCGCGGGTGCATATGTAGATGTCATCATTAAAAACCCACTTTCAAGTTATTCTTATACGGTAGGTGCTGGAACCGCTGGCGGAACTGCTGGAACAAGTGGCTTTGCAGGTGGTGCAGGAGCTGACGGGATTATTATTGTAGAGGAATTTTATCAGTAGAATCGTGGCTCTCAAAGGAGAACTTTAATATGGCAGGCAAAGCAGTGATTTCAGCCAGGGCAATGGATTCGAATTTCAGGTCATCTCCTCAAAACATAGGAGGATCCAAAGGTTATTCAGTTCAATGCGTGTTTACAGGCACTACGGTTGATGGAACTTTAAGCCTTGAATCCAGTACCAACTATTCTACAGGTCTTGCTGAAACGTGGGACCCCATTCCTGGAGCTTCTTATTCACCGACTGAAGCAGGAAGCATCACATTTAATTTGTATAATCAATATTATCCATTTTTTAGATTTAAGTGGGTTGATTCTGGAAGCTCTTCAGATTCCTTAATTTCAGTTACTAGCAACACGAAAGATTAAAACTTATGGCTAATACTTATCTTGATCTTCCTGCGAACGGTGCAACTCCTTATGAAAATTCTGCTGCCTTCCCTACAAATGATGGAGAGGGAGCTTTGGCACTTGCTCAAGATACGGGCATTGTTTACGTATTTACCGACGGATCTTGGAGTGTAATAAGCGGCGGGGGTGGCGGTGGAGGAATCACCGCTCTAACAGGAGACGTTACTGCTTCTGGATCTGGAAGTGTTGCGGCAACACTTGCAACCGTAAACTCCAATGTAGGTTCAGTGGGTGGTGCTACAAAATCTCTTTCAGCAACTGTGAATGCAAAAGGATTAGTCACTGCAATTTCAGAACAAGCCATCGCAATTACTGTGTCTCAAGTAACGGGTTTATCAAGTAGTCTTTCAGATAAAGCACCTCTTGCTAGTCCTACCTTCACAGGAACAGTCACTATTCCAAATGGTGCATCTTTAGGTACTCCCACTACACTAGTAGGAACAAATATTACGGGAACTGCAGCAGGACTAACGGCTGGAAGCTGTACTACTATTCCTTCGCTCTCGGGCGATGTTTCAAGCTCTGCAAACGCAGTTACGATTGCAAATAATGCTGTAACTCTGGGTAAGCTTGCTCAAGTTTCTACTGCAAGATTTTTAGGTCGTACAACTGCTTCAACCGGTAACGTTGAGGCTTTAACTGCAACTCAGGCAACAGGGCTTCTTAATAATTTTATAGGTGGAGACGCGGGATTCAAGGGACTCGTCCCTCCTTCAACTGATGCTGATGTGACCGCGGCGAAAGTTTTAGCTGCCGACGGGACGTGGCAGGTACCTGCAGGAAGTGCAGCAATTACTGCATTAACTGGCGACGTCACTGCAAGTGGAAGCGGATCTGCAGCGGCAACATTGGCCACAGTCAATTCGAACGTAGGTTCATTTGGAGGGGTTTCAAAAAGTTTATCCGCGACTGTGAATGCTAAGGGTTTAGTTACTGCGATCAGCGAACAGAACATCGCCATTGCAGAGTCTCAAGTCACTAACCTTGTTTCTGATTTAGCACTGAAAGCACCTCTTGCTAGTCCTACCTTCACAGGAACAGTGAGTGTTCCTGATGCGTCTTTTGGCTACGCTAAGCTTAGTCTTTCAAATTCAATTTTGAATTCAGATATTAATTCATCAGCCGCAATAGCTTATTCAAAGTTAAATCTAGGTAGTTCAATTGTAAACGCTGACATCTCAGGTTCAGCAGCGATTGCGTACTCTAAGCTTAATTTAACAGGAGCAATTCTAAACGCAGACCTTGCTGGATCCATCGCTTACTCGAAGCTTAGCTTAACAGGCGCTATATTGAATGCAGACCTTGCAGGATCTATTGCCTATTCAAAGCTTAGTCTTTCAAACTCCATCGTGAATGCTGATATCTCAAGCACCGCTGCAATCGGAATCACAAAGCTTCAAAACATTTCAACACAAACAATTTTAGGTCGTACAACTGCTTCAACCGGTAACGTTGAGGCTTTGACTGCAGCTCAAGCAACAGGAATTCTTAATACTTTTGTAGGCGGCACTGCTGGATCAAAAGGACTCGTTCCTCCTTCAACCGATGCTGATGTGACTGCAGTAAAACTTTTAGCAGCGGATGGAACGTGGGTTGCTCAAAGTGGTGGTGGCAGTGGAACGGTTAGTAGCGTTTCCGTAGTTTCTGCTAATGGTTTTGCAGGCACTGTGGCAACCGCTACAACGACTCCTGCTATTACTCTATCCACAAGTATTACAGGTATTTTAAAAGGGGATGGGACTGCGATTAGTGCTGCTACGACGACTGGTTCAGGCAGTGTCGTTTTGGCAACCTCACCCACGCTTGTCACTCCAGTTTTAGGAGCTGCAACGGGCACGAGTTTAAATTTATCAGGACTTACAGCAAGTCAGGCTGTAGTAACTGATGGCTCAAAGAATCTTACAAGCTTAGCGTATGCAAGTGCTGCTACGGCTTCAGCACTCATGCAAAGAGATTCAAATGCAAATATTTTTGCAAATAATTTAGCGTACAATTTAACCAGTACAAATTCAAGCACGGCAATGAGTGTTACAAATGCTCATAACATCTTATTAACTGGTTCTACTTCCGCGCAAACCATCACACTTCCCAATGTTTCTACTCTTGCAAATGGTATGTTTTATACCATTATTAATAATTCAACTCAGAGCTGGGTTGTTCAGACAAACGGTGGAAATACCTTACTCACTTTGCCAGCTGGTACTACAGGTATTGCTAAGGTTGTTAATACGGGAGGCGGAACGGGTACGGCTTCTTGGAGTGGGTTAGTGTTTTATACGTCCTTCTCCGGAACTGGAAGCTCGGTCGCACTGACTGTCTCTCCAAGCTTTACAACGCCAGTGCTTGGAACTCCAACATCAGGAACGCTAACTAATTGTACAGGACTGCCTGTTTCAACAGGTCTCAGTGGACTAGGAACTGGGGTCGGAACCTTCCTTGCCACACCAACAAGTGCGAATCTGTTGGCAGCTGTGACCGATGAAACGGGCTCAGGCGCTTTAGTGTTTGCAACATCACCTACATTGGTGACCCCAGCATTAGGAACGCCAACGTCCGGGACGCTGACAAACTGTACAGGCTATACTGCCTCAAATCTTGGTGGTTTAGGCACAGGCGTTGGGACCTTTTTAGCCACACCAACGAGTGCAAATCTAGCCGCTGCTGTGACAGACGAGACAGGATCTGGCGCGCTGGTCTTTGCAACATCACCTACACTCGTCACCCCAACCTTAGGTGTTGCTACATGTACAAGTCTTACAGTGACGGGCTTACTTGCAAATCAGCTTGTGGGTGTAAACGCATCAAAACTACTGGTTAATCTTAGTTACGACACTTTGGTGACAGCCGATGCGATGGTTCAGCGAGATAGCAGCGGAAACATATTTGTTAAAAATTCTATCGCGAATTTGTCTTCGGTAAGTTCGAATACGACACTCAATTCAGGCAGTTCTTATTCGATCAATTTTACAGGAAGTACAGCATCACAAGCAATCACGCTTCCTGTAGTTACAACACTCACCAATGGTTTTTCATTCTCTATTAAAAATATTTCATCAGTCAGTGTGGATGTTAAAACCAGCGGTGGGAACGTTTTAGTCACTCTGCCTGCTTCAACAATGACGATTGTTCAATGTATCAATACCGCAGGCGGTACGGGCACGGCCTCTTGGAGTGCAAGTCCTGTTACTTATGCAACCACAACTGGCAGCGGAAACACGATGGTGTTGTCAAATTCACCTACTTTAGTAACGCCTGCCCTAGGCACTCCGTCGTCTGGAACTCTAACCAATTGTACAGGCTATACCGCATCAAACTTGGGTGGTTTAGGGACAGGAGTAGGTAGCTTCCTTGCGACACCAAGTAGCGCGAACTTGGCAGCTGCAGTGACCGATGAGACTGGATCTGGAAGTTTGGTTTTTTCAGACTCTCCGACTTTAGTGACGCCTGCGCTTGGAACTCCATCGTCTGGAACATTGACGAATTGTACGGGGTATACGGCATCAAACCTAGGCGGTTTGGGAACGGGTGTTGGAACTTTCCTTGCTACTCCAAGTTCTGCAAACCTAGCTGCCGCTATTACAGATGAGACGGGCTCAGGCGCTTTAGTGTTTGCCACTTCTCCAACTCTTGTGACCCCAGCGCTTGGGGTGCCCTCATCAGGAACCCTGACAAACTGTACTTCGTTACCTATCGCAACCGGAGTATCAGGCCTTGGTACGGGTGTAGGTACCTTTTTAGCAACACCGAGTTCTGCTAACCTTGCTTCTGCTGTCACGGATGAGACTGGATCGGGTGCGCTCGTATTTGCCACAAGCCCAACGCTTGTCACACCACTGCTTGGAACTCCCACAAGTGGAACATTGACCAATTGTACTGGTTTGCCCGTTTCAACCGGAGTGTCGGGCTTAGGAACTGGTGTAGCAACATTTTTAGGAACACCAAGCTCAGCAAACTTGGCAGCGGCTATGACCGATGAAACAGGATCAGGAGCTCTTGTTTTTGGAACATCACCTACGATCTCGGGTGCAACTCTTTCTGGAACAGTGAACGTTTCAGGGGCAACAGCTTCAAACCTTCTTGCAACTGACGGGAGTAAAAACGTAACTTCTCTGACCTACGACACTGCTGCAACAGCAAGTGCCATGGTGCAAAGAGATGCAAGTAAAAATACATCAATCGGAAATGTTTACTACGTTGATTATACAGCAAACTCAGGCTCTGCGATTACTCTTGATGCTGCTAATGGAAAGATTCAAAGAATTACCTTAAATGCTGCAACTCCAGCCATTACGATGCCTTCTTCGCCTAGTTCGGGATCAGCAAGGGAAATTTATCTTGAGCTAATTCAGGACGCAACGGGAGGACGTACACCTACTTGGAGCGGGGTTACTTGGAGTTCAGGAATTACTCCAGCGGTTAATCAAACCCCAAGCATCAGCACTTATTTTTACTTAAGAGGTACCACATCAGGATGGATTGGGTTTCCGCAAGCAGATAATACAGGCGTTGTTGATGGATCAACTGCGAGTTCAGGAAAGATTGGCGAAGTCATTTCTTCAAGCATCCCTTCTGGTTCTGCCGTTTCTCTGACCACTGCGACTGCTGCTAATATTACATCCATTTCTCTGACTCCTGGAGATTATGATGTTAGAGGAAATATTATTTTTGTCCCTGCAGGCACTACCACTGTGTCTCAAGTTAAGGGGAGCATTAATAGTACTTCTGCCACTCATGCGACTCCTCCAAACGGAGGGGCTTATTTTAATACACAATCAACTTTAACTACTGGAGCAGAGCAGGCGAAGGTGTTAGCGCCAATGGTAATCAACGTTTCTACGACTACGACTTATTACCTAGTAGCAACAGCTGCGTTTGGAGTTTCAACAATGACAGCTTATGGATGTATTGTGGCAAGGAGAATCAGATAGTGTGGTTTAAAACGCCGTCATTAAAAGGCCTTCCTTACGATCCAGCTCTGGTTGCATGGTACGCAGCTGACTACATTAATGGCTACGGCGGAACTTTACCTTCAGATGGAACCTTAATTGCGTCTGCTTATGATTTAAGTGGTTTTCAAAATCATGTGGTTAATTCAAACGCTTCAACTCAGTACACATTTAAAACAAACATTAAAAACGGAAGACCTGCTCTGTATGCGCCGGATGGTACGAGGACATTTGTAAATAGTGCTCCAACTAATATTTTGACCGACAATATGAGCGTTTTTGGAGTAGTCAAAATAAGTAATTCAGGCAGTTTTACAAGAGTTATTGCTCGAGTAGTTTCGCAAACAGGTGGCGAGACGACAAATGCTGTTTTAATGCAAAATACCACCAATGTCAGATGGTCCCAGCCAAATAGTTCAACGACATTTGACGGGCCAAACGTTGCATATTCTTGGGTTAATAATAAAGCATATATTCAAGAAGGGCACGGAAATGCGAGTACTATTCCTTTTGTGATGCTTAATGGAAGTGTAATCGATACTGGAACAGCAACGGTAAGCTATAATATTACAAATCCTGAGCTTCAAATTGGAAACGCAGGAGCTGTGGGATCGGGTGCGATTCAACCTTACTGGTTTGAAATCATGATCTATAAAAGAATGCTTAATGTAAATGAGCGTGCACAGGTGCGAGCTTATTTAAACGCGAAATGGGCGGTGTACTAGTATGTGGTTTCAAACTCCGACATTAAAAGGATTTCCATATGATCCAAGTCTTGTGCTTTGGTATTCGGCTGAATCCATTAATGGCTATCGCAGCACGTTGCCTTCGGATGGAACACTTATTCCCATGGCATATGATTTAAGTGGAAACAATAATCACGCCGTAAACTCAAACTCCTCTACTCAACCCACATTTTCAACGGGTATTCAAAACGGAAGGCCTGGGATTTTTTCGATCGACGCGTTTAGGTATTTAGCAAACACAAGCCCTAAAAACTTTAGAACCGATGCCATTAGTTGCTTTACGGTGATCAGACCCAATACAGGTTCTACAAATAGAATTCCATTGAGAATTACTTCTACTACAGGTGGAGAAACATGTATTTGTTTGTTGCAGGGGACTACAACCGCTAGATGGGCTCAGCCTTCCAGTGCAACTGGCTCACCAGGTCCAAATGTCGCCTATTCCTGGGTGAGTGGCGCAAACTACATTATGGAAGGGCACGGAGATGCTACCAACGGAACCATCGTGATTTTAAATGGGAGTGTGCTAGGCACGAGTTCAAACGGTGGGTTTAATATGACCACTCCAACTATTACCATCGGGAACTCCGGCACCACAGGAAATGCATCCATGCAAAATTATTGGTTTGAGCTTTTGTATTATAAGCGCATGCTTAATTCGACCGAAAGAGCAACTGTTAGAGCTTATTTAAATGCTAAATGGGCGGTGTACTAAATGAATTATAATATTTTTGACTCAGAAGAAGAAGCATTACAGGCTCAAGCTTACGATTATGAAAAGTTAAAAATTCAGTATCAAGACAACCCGTTTTATTTAGAGCTAACAAAAACATGGGCTATCCCAAGACAAAGGGTGACTGATCAAAAATGGGTTTATCTTGTCTGTCCTTTTTCAGACGCTGTTCATACGCAAGAAGAGTACGATCCTAGTTGGTTTGAAGATTTATCAAATATTTAATAGTTGAACTTAAAGTTACGAGAGGTAAAAAATGGACCCGCTTAAATTAAAACTCATTAACGAACTTATGGATCATATCTCCACATCACAAGGTGGGGATTTAAAATCAATGCTTGATGAGGCAAAAATGGCAAAAGAAAAACCAATGAACCCACTTGATGAAGCTACAAAACCAAAAGGGCTTGCCATTGAAAAGGTCTCTGTTCTCTCAAAACCAAAGCCTGAAATAGAAGATCTACAAAAAAAACCATCACCTTTTGGAGATTCGACAGCCTCTGACTCAGAGCCAGAGATGAGTGATGATGAACTTAAAGAACTGCTCGCAAAGTACTTGAGATAACCCTATGGGAAACACATGGACTACAGAAGATTTGATTAACGATATTAAGCTTCTAGGTCATGTGCCTACAGGCAATAAAACGTTTTCAGAAGAGAAGATCTTGAGGATCGCTACGATGGAGCTTCAAACTTCTGTAATGAAACAGATTTTATCCACTCGTGGAGGTTATTATCTAGATTATGAGGACATTACTCCTAATGAGAGTGGATTATATCCCATCCCAAAAGCTGCAATAGCAGGAGCGCTTGTTAATATCGAAATTGTATCAGGACAATCTATCGTTCAGGTGAATCAACTCTCTGAATCAGATCAAATGTCTACCGATGCTCCAAGTTCTACTTCTTATGGCTTTTTCATGAAGGGAAATTTCATACAAATCCTGCCTCTTCCAACCATGGGGATTCTTAGGATTTGGTTCACAAAAAGAACGAGTGATTTAATCCTAACAAGCCAAGCCTCTCAGATTAATTCGATCAACGGGTCTACTCTCACAGTAAGCAGCCTTCCCACTTCGGTCTTGGTAGGATCATCTGTGGATCTTTGCGGTGATCAACCTCCCTTTAATGTCTTAGGGACAAAGACGATCACCGATATTACGGGAACGGATGTGACTTTATCCTCACCAGTCACTGATTTAAATGTAGGTGATTGGTTAGCGCTCTCTGGTCAAACTCCCATCCCTCAGATCCCTGTAGAGTACCGAATCATTTTAGCTCAAAGAGTCGTGGTTAAAATATACGAGCTACAAGGGTATCTTGATAAAATGAAAGTGGCTTCGATGAAGCTTCAAGAATATGAAAAAGACGTGATGAATCTCATCACACCTAGAGTGAAAAGCAATACAAAAACAATTCACGCAGTTCAGGGGGGGTTTTTAAGCAGTAATGCCTCTCGAATTTCTAAATTTCCGGCGGGTGCATGAGTCAATCACTCACGTTATCTTTCAGCGGGATCTTCACAAGCCTCTCAGATTATCAGGGGCTTCCGCCTGGATCTTGTACGATTGCTGATAACGTGGAGTGTAGATATAAGAACGTCGCTGAACCCAGACGAGGGTTTGAGAACTTAGAGTCCTCGGCAATGGATAGTATTTATCTAAAGAGGATGTCTAATTTCTATATAGAGGGCGTCTCAAGAGTTGTCGCTTTATCCAGTGAAAATAAGCTCGTCTATTACGATGGAACCAATCCATGGCCTGAAATTCCAGGAGATGTCGTCACCAATATTTTACCTCCTGATGAGATGAACGCTAAGTCTCGTTTTATAAGAGCAGGTCAAAATCTCTATGTGACAGCACAAGATGGGATCAGAAGTCTTTCATCAGGACATGACGCTGTGATGATTAGAGCAGGTGTTCCAAAGGGACTGGATCTTTCGGCTGAAACAAACGGGGATGCAGAGGGATTTTTTGGGATAAATGTCGTCACATCAACCACGGGAGATATCGCAAGTGGTGATTCAACGATTACAAACTTAAATGACACAACCTCCATTGAAGTAGGACAGTTTGTCACAGGCGTTGAAATCCCAGCCACCCGTGTGGTTGGTGATATCACCTATACTTCAGAGCTCTTTGGCTCGTCTGGAAACAGCATTACGATTGCCTATACTGCTGGAGGTACGGCTGGTGCTGAAGTAGTCACTGTGGTTGGCTACGCAATCTCAGTGAGCATAGCAAGTGGCGTATCCACTGCGACTCAGATCCAGACTGCAATTTTAGCAAATAGCTTAGCCACTGATCTTGTGGGTTTAGTCATTACAGGGACTGGATCTAATCCTCAAACGGCTATGGGAGCTACCTCATTGACGGGGGGGATTGATAATTCGATCCCAAGTGGAACCAAGGTCTCCTCTATTGATGGATCTGAATCAATCATCATTCAAACAGGAAACACGACAGCAGGCAGTACTTCTTTATCTAATCTATCTTCTAATGTGGGGATTGTAGCAGGCGTTTTAGTCAGTGGAGAGGGAATCTTAGAAGGAACTAAGGTTGTCTCCATTGGATCAGGACCTTCATATACGGTGACTCTTGATACTGCAGCTATTCAAACAGCAACAGGAGTAAGTTTTACCTTTTCCACTCCTGTGGTTGTGAATCTTGATCAAGATGCATTGTCTACTTTGTCTTCAAGCGTTGTGATATTTTACCGAGGCTCTCAAGTAGCTTATAGGATGGTTTTTGGGCGGGTGGAAAAAGACATAGACGGTGGATCAGTCACGCGTCTTGGTGCTCCAAGCTCAAAGGCTATTGTAACAAGCGGGGATTACGCCACAAACGTCGTAGTTACAGGGACACTCCCTAAGAACGCACGCGATGAAATTAGTTTTGTACAGCTTTATAGGTCAGCTCAGACGGCTGATGTGGATATCTCTCCACTGGATCAATACTCACTGGTTTATGAGAAGGAACTTGATGAGGATGATTTCAATAACAGACAAATTGAGATCACCGATGAAGTCCCTGACTCACTCATGGGTATTTCTTTATACGCAGGGAGCGACCAAGAAGGACTTGGTCAATCCAATGATCCACCTCCCATGGCCTGGGATATGTGTAAGTTTAGGGATTTTACGATCTATGGAAACATCACACGTCCTAGTACGCTTTCTTTCACGATTGTGTCAGTTGAGTCTCCTACAGGGATTCAATCAGGAGATGTGATCACTATTTCAGGTGAGTTCTTAGGGGTTTCCTTCTCTGAGAGTTACACGGCGGGAGCGTCTGAGAACCTTTCTCTGAAAACTTTTAAGATCTATTCAGGTGGGACGACCGCTCAAAATATATCAGACACGGCCTCCTCTTTAATCAGAGTGATTAACTATGATGAGGATTTACCGATTCATGCCTTCTTGCTTTCGACAGAGTCTGATCTTCCAGGTCAAATTTTACTTGAGAGTGATAACCCAAGCTACGATACTTTTACGGTCGATGTATCAGCTCATCCTGATGCTTATGATCCAGCGCTTGATGAACTAGAGTCTGATGTGAACACGGATAGAAACGGGATTTCAGTCTCAAAATCAGGGGAGCTTGAAGCTGTACCCGTATTAAATACTCTAAAAGCCGGCGACTCAAGCTCTGACATCGTACGACTCATTCCGCTTAGAGATTATGTCATCGTTTTGAAAAAAGACGGGATCTATAAGCTTCAAGGGTTAACGCCATCAGGACTTGTGATTAACCCGTTTGATCTAACCACTAAGATCATTGGCTCAGAAACGGCAGTGAGTCTTAACTCGGGCGTTTGGATGTTATCTAATCAAGGCGTTGTTTCAATCTCAGACGGTGGAGTGGAGGCAAAGAGCACTCCAATTGACGATCAACTTAATCGGCTGATTGGAACGTATCTTAATAACCTAAGCTCCTCATCTTTTGCCATGGGTTATGAATCAGATAGGAAGTACGTCTTATGTGTTCCAACCTCTGATAACCCGTACGCTGAAATACAATACTGTTTTAATTACGCGACTAACACTTGGACTACCTGGTCTAGAAAGTTTTACACGGGCTTCATTCATACCGAAGAAGACAAAATGTATGTAGCAAGGGCTGAGTCTTTAGATCTAGGAGTATCAAAAGAGAGAAAGACTGCAACTTATCATGATTACGTGGATGAATCCTTAGAGGGAGTCATTGTTTCAGTCTCAGATACCACCATTACGATGGAAGACGTGTCTGCCTACGAGGCAGGCGATATCCTTTATCAAAACTCTGAAGTTGTCTCTCCTATCCTAGGAGTAGATTTAGACAACAATACGATTACCGTTCAATACGTTCTTGATTTTGCTCCAGGAGAGGTCTCTATTTTAAGAAGCTATCAGTGCTTGATCGAATGGAAGCAGGTGTTTGGAGATAACCCAGCTTTCATGAGACAGTTTTCAGAGGGCATGTTTCTTTTTAAGAACACGAGATTCAACATGGCTCAGGCAAGCTTTGTAAGTGATTTCTCGCAGGCTCCTGAATACGTGCCTTTGTCAGGAACGGGCACTGGGCTTTGGGGATTATTTCCCTGGGGAGAGCTACCTTGGGGGGGGAACATCATTCCCTCTAATATTAGATTTTACATCCCTCAAGATAAACAAATTGCGACGTTTTTAATCCCAAGCTTAATCATCAAACAAGGTTACTCTGACTTTAGGGTAGTGGGTCTTTCGATCTCCTATAGTTCAGTGAGCCAGGAGGCTGGGGTATGAAATTATCTAGCGTTCCAAACTTAAGAAGTGAGGATTTTGGAGCAGATGAGCAAGCATTTACCTCTAAGCTTTTTGTGCAGTTAAATCCCTTCATTCAAGCTGTGAATCAGGTATTTCTTCAGAATGTGGATTTCAACGACAACATTAAAAGTGTCGTCAAAGACTATGATATTACAACGTTTCAAAGCTTTAGTTTCACCTGGCCTTTTACAGATGCAGTGCCTGCTGAGGTGAGAGTGATTAAAGCAGTTAAAGGAACTTCTCAAGTACCTACGATTCTTTTATGTGCGTGGAGTTTTGATAAAACGACTAGAGCAATCACAGTTCATAAAATGGTTGAAGTAGGTGATAGTTCAGTTTCACCTTTAAGCGGGCGTTACATGTTTAGCTTACGGGCTGTAGTTTGAAATGGGAGATCAAAGATGCCTTATTTTACCGATTACGCAAAAAAAGAAGATGAAGAAAATCCGGGGCAGCTACAGATTTCCGGAGCAAGTCCTACAACGGATTCTTCAGGCGCAATCTCTCAAAGGACAGTCGCAGGCTCGGGTAAAGGCCTTGTCACGGGAAGCGGTTACCAGAACTTAGATAAGTACATTCAAAACAATCAGCCTCAAGCCTTTGGTCAGCAAGTCCTTGGAAAAGTAGGCAGTGAGGTAGGAGCTGTTCAAGGTAACCTTGGAAAAATAGGTGAGGCAAAAACTCAGATAGCTTCTCAAAATAAGACTCCAGAGCAAGCACAGCTTAATGCCGCGATTGCAAATCCAGTGGCGGCAGATGCCAAGGCTTGGCAGAATTGGCTAAATCAACAGTACCAAGGTCCAACTGCTGTATCAGACGTGGGAGCTTATAATAGACTTGGTTCCTCTACTCAGAAAGCGCAAACAAGTGCGGGTTTGCTTGGAAATGAAGCAGGTCGATTTTCCCTGCTTGATACATATTTTGGAAGACCTAATTATAACTACGGTGAGAAGAGCTTAGATAATCTCCTTCTTCAAAACGCTGGAGTGGGAAGACAATCTCAAGGATTACAAAATCAAGTTACAGCTCTTAAGACAGCAGGTAAAGAAGCAGGCATAGGACTCCAAAACGCGATTACAGGAACAGAGCAAAACGTCGCTCAAAGTAGAGCTAATGCTCGTGGGCTCATTGGTATTGATGAGAACGGGCAAGTCATTACGGGTGCTAATGCTGGAGCCATCGGAAAGCAGTGGAGTGCAGTAGATCAGCAAATCGCTGAAGCTAATGCTCAAAGACAGGCTCAACAACAAGAGGTTCTCAATAATTTACAAGGACATGCTTTGACTGCAGCCCAATTAAAACAATTTGGTCTCCAAGGAGGAGAGCAAATTTATAATGTCGATCCTTCTCAATATTTCACAAAAGGAAGTGATCTTAATAAATCTCAAGTGATGAGTGCTAATGATTTAGCAAGAATTAGAGCTTTGTCTCAAATGGCAGGAGTCACAGATACTTATTCTCCAACTGAATTAACGGCAAAAACAGATCCTTATGGCTTTAATACTGCTCAATTTAAAAACGATATTGCAGCAGCAAAAGCTAACTATGATCGTGATTGGAATACACCTGTTGTGACTGCAGGAGGTCCGGTACCTGCAAGTATGGCTCAGCTTAGAGATTTTGTAGCCAATGTTGCTCAAGCTCAAGCAAATGTTGGTAGAAATCCAAATGATCCAAGCACATGGCAGGGATCGAATGCTGAAATAGCGAGAAGTTACATTAATGATTTAAATGCATTTAAAGCCTCTCATGGACTTGGCAATACTTTAGGCAGAAAGGTTTAATATGTTAGAAGCATTAGCAATTGGAGCAGGCACTGGAATAGCAAGTTATCTAGCTAATCAATCAGCTGCAGATAGAGCGGCAGCCCTTCAGGATAAGGCTTTACAGCAGTGGATAAGCCTCAATATCCCTGATCCTGCTGAACAAAAAGTAGTCCTTGATAAGTTTGTCTCCCAAGGAGTGTTAGATCCAAAGCTTCAATCAGCGATTGCTCAAAATCCTAGTGAATTTCAAAACATAGTTACAAGTGCCACTGATAAAGTCGCTCAAAATAGAGCTTTATCTGAGATGGAAAACATAGGTTATCAAGGCGGATTAAGACTCCAAGATAAAGCAGCACTTCAAGACGCCATGCTGCAGTCTCAGCAACAAGATAGACAGGGGCGAGATAATATCACAGCTGAAATGGCACGTCGTGGACTAGGTGGAAGTGGTTTTGATGTAGCAGCAAGGCTACAAAATCAGCAGTCCGTTGGCGATCGAAATGCAGCTAATTCCATGAAAATTGCAGCAGGTGCGCAAGATAGAGCGCTGCAATCGATTATGAATGCCGGACAACTTGGAACCCAGTACCGAACACAAGAATTTGGAGAACAAGCGCAAAGAGCCAATGCTGCAGATCGTATTTCTCAATTTAACACTCAGAATCTAAGAGATGTGAATGCTGCAAACATTGCCGCTCAAAATCAAGCGCAGGCAGCTAATCTTTCTAATGCCCAAAATATTGCCAATCAAAATACGCAGCTCGCAAATCAGCAGCAAATGTATAACAAAAGCTTAGCGCAACAACAGTATGAAAATCAGCTTAAGAAGACTCAAGGTCAAACAGGCATCTATGGTCAGCAAGGAAACCTTGAGATGCAAAAAGGTCAGAATACGGCAAATCTTCTGGGGAGCCTTGGAGGAGCTGCAACTTCCACTCTAGCTCAGAACGATTATTGGAATAAGATTGATGATTATACAAAGAAACAAAAGCTAGCAAATCAGGGTTTTATTCCGGGTGGAAGTTTTACGCCAGGGGGTTATTAAAATGGGTTTTAATTATTTTGGTCAAACAAATAGTAGTGACGAGGATGAGTTTGAGAATAATAAAAGCCCGTACTCGACCATCTCGGATCGACCGTTATTAGATGATGTTTCGGGGCTTTCTCAGTCCTTAGGAAATGGCGGATTGGAATCAGCTCCTTCAAACTACGGGCCAAATCCTTTAGTAAAACAAGCAATCGCACAACGCACATTAGCTTCCACTCCCTCTCGCGTTCAAAGGACGCACGGTCCGGAGGTTCCAGCCCCCGGTAGATTCTCAAACGATCCTGAAATGCAGCAGTATGAAATGCAGCAACAAGATTTAGACAAACAACGACATGCCATGGCAGACGCAAATCGCTCTCTTGCTGTGGGACAGATTGCGGCTCAATTAGCCACAGGAGGTCAAAGTGCCTATAAGGATTCAGGAGCTTTACAGACAACTCAAAAAGCAGGTGCAGACATACTTAAAGGCCGTGAAGAGGATATGGACCGACGGCAAAAAATAATGAACGCGATTGAGGCTAGAAAGTCTCGAGAAGGAGTGCGCGCTGAAAATAGCGCAAATAGAGCAGCTCTCCTGCAGATGAATCAATCTACTAAAGCTAATACAGAGCAAGACAAAGCCTATACTCAAATGAGACATGATCTTGAATCTTTCCGTGGAAATTCATCCGCTCAACAAGCAGCGCTTAAGATTCAAAACGCAGATACAGCGCTTGCCATTGTTAAAGGTAAAGATCCAAATACTTTAACTACTCAGGATTTAAATCTCCTTGCCAATGAAATGGGAAAACTTGCTTCAGGTGGTGTTCCAGGTGAGCACGGCGTTCAAGCGATGATGCCTAATAACTTACAAACAAAATACGCTGAAATGATGAGTTTCTTATCCAGCAAACCTACTGATGCCCAGGCGGGTGAGTATATTAAGAGAAACCTCTCCTATCTTGATGAGATGAAACAGGTCGCTCAAGGGACTCTGAACTCATACAGAGCTAATATCGCTAAAGGTTATAAAAACAGAGTTAAGCCTGAAGATTATGAAGCGGCTGCAACTGATTATGGATTTGGAGAACAACCTGCTCAAAAGATGAGTGCAGGTGCGGAAAGCACTTTTCCAAAACAAGTGAGAGCGGCCGATGGACATGTGGCCACTGTTTCTAATCAGGCAGAACTTGATGAGGCCAGGAAAGAAGGATTTATCTAATGGGATGGAGAGACACGATTAGGAAGGATGATACCGCCACAACTCCTGTCTCTTCATGGAGAGATACCATTAGAAAGGAAGAGCCTATAGCAACAC